ATAATATAATGTATAATTTTCACTAGTAACATTTTTTACTAAGCATTCTCTATTATCTGCCATTGGTTCAAAAGCATGGACATGATTAAATTTTGTACTGAGAGGTTTGGTCCAAAAACCAATATTAGCACCTACGTCTATTGCTATAGTATTAAAATCTTTTACATATCCAAGAGTAAGATCTCTACTAAATTTTTGATATTGTCCTTCAGACATATATTTTTCAAAGTGTGTATCGTAATCTGGCATCCACCAACCTAAAATATTTTTCATTCGATATCCTCACCAGAATACCATCGTTCAATATCATCTTCTGTTAAGTGTTCGGTATCACCTTTCCATATCTCAACTATATGTGCTGGCTCATCAGTATTGTTTCTGCCTTTGTGCCAATAATTTTTTGGAATGTCAACTGGGTTTTGTGGGGATAACTTCCAAATATTTGCTCCGTCAAATGGATCGCCATTTGTTGTCCAGTTAACTAGTAGTTCAGCATTGCCACTAACTAAGTTCCAGGTTTCACTTCGATGCTTGTGTCTTTGCATTGACAAACTACTTTGCGGATTAATGACTAATTCTTTAACCATAAAGTTTTTACCTTTATATAAGTTTCTATAATGACCCCAATTACGTTCAACTTTAGGTGCTGACCATTCTTTTAATATCCAACTACTTGAATTCTTTTTATCTTCTCCACCTACGCCAAATACAAACTCAACATCATCAAAGACCATTTCGGGTATGTTGTCTGCTGTTCTATCTCCGCCATTAGCAAAGATTAATTTATATGCTGTAATAGGATAATGTGCTTTAACTTGTTTAATAAAATTAATAGCAGTATCATCGTCATCCATAAATGTGAATACTTCGTCAACTACTTCTAAACTATTTAAAATATTAAGGCGCTCGTTCCAAGGCATAAAGGCTTTACCTTTTTTACGCTCTAGCCATTCATCAGAATTTAAACCTACAATAAGTATATCTCCTAATGCTTTAGCGGCTTTTAAATAGGCAATATGTCCACCGTGTAAGGGGTCAAATCCGCCCGTACACAGCACTATTCTAGAATCTGACATTACTGACTACTATATAAATTAATGACTTCTTTTTTCCAAACATCACTATATTCACACTCCCTCATGTTATCAAACCAAGGTCCGCCAAGTGTATAATGTAACACTTTAGGCTTTATAATTTCTGTTTCTTTATAATGGCCAACTAACCAATTGTAACTGTAATCTAATTCACCTATTTCCGAATCTTTTAACCAACTAAACCTATGGAGGTATTTTCCAGTTGTTGTAGGATTATTAACAAGTTCTTTAGTTAACTTTTTATTGCTAGGATGACCACAATTAAACAAAACCATAGAACTCCAGTTTTTACGTGGATATGGCAGTTGTAACTGTCCGTCCATTTTAGTTCCTTCTTTAACATCGTAGTTGTGCTGTACACACATTACAGCAAACTTGTCATCTACTTGGTCAAATACTTCCTGGGCATCAATTAAGAATACTATGTCGCAATCACAAAACATAGCCCAACCGCTGTACTCTTGTAAGTGCGGAACTAAGAACCTAGTAAATGTAAATTCTGTACTTCCTAACTTATCTGTATCTCTAGAATATGTACCAGAGTCTCGTAACTCATTTTGCTTTAAAGGAATTACGTTTGTAGTTTTAGATCTATTAAGGATACTATGCTCACAAACTTGATAAGCAATATCCTCTCTACTATCCCAACCTACATAAATGTTATTCATGGCCTTTAAATTCTCCACTACGCCCTGCTTTCTTTCTTCTAGGTCCTTTTGTATGATCGTATATCTGTCCTAATACACTCCTACATTGTACATGACCTTTTTGATTATCACCAATATTATGGTTTAATGTTTTAAGAAGTTTTTCAAATTTTATTCTTACTACGTCCCATATCCAACTATCATGCCATTCTTGTTCGTTATATAACATATCTGAATTATACATTTCTTGTACTTCTTCGGCATACTTTTTAGTATCAGCATGTTTTAGATTAAAATACAAATACCCACACTCTGTATAATCTGGTCTACCTAAGTATGTTACCATACAATTATCACGATGTATATTTTCTTTCATCCACTCTACGTCGATTGGATTATAAAACACACTATCAGCATCTATACATATTAAGCCGTCTGTACCTGCTTCTATCTGTTTTAGTATTTCGTGTGTATATACATAAACTTTATAACAAAATCTAACAGCATCAAATTTAAAAGTATCTAAATTAAGATCAGGAAGTTCTCTGTCTTTATTCCTATCAACAAACTCTTTACATTTAGGTATAAGATCAAATGTGTTAAAAGTAGTTACATTTGGTATCTCATCTTCACTATAAACAATTAACTCAAACGGCCAGTTATACGTTGACATAAATCTGTGAGCGTATTCGTCATGTAGCCGTTTATTAAAAGTTGTAACTGTTTTTATATTCATAAACTATACTCAAAATTTTGTGTTGTAGGATTATGTTGAATTAGTTTAGCACCGTTCCTAATATGAAAGTGTGTAGCCATTGGGGTTAAGGGAGATAGTGTAACAACTCTTTCAATATTTTCTTTTTCTTTTAAGTGTGCTAATAATTTTTCCATTATCTCTTTACCTGCTCCTCGTTTACGAGACCATACGGTATAAGCAACCGCTGTAGTAAAATTGTTTTGTAAGTGAGCATTTTGACTTATTAAATCTAACTCTCTAACACTTTGGGGGACATCATTACAATATGCTACACAAATGATCCCTTCTATTTGGTCTTCGTATTTTAACCCGTAAATTTTACGGCTATAACTTTTTCTAAATTCTAAACTTAGTTCTGGTCTAACAGGATCTTCAGTTATGTCTATTTCGTCTAACTCAACTAATTCAGTACCTTTAACCCATTTGAAAAAGTCGTCTACTCGATGTTTAAATGCTTTCATATTACTTTATTCATAGTGTTACTATTATGTATACACTACGTTATTCCTTTCAATGTTTGCTGGACTATATTCCATGTTTGTGGTTTTGTCCAATTTAAATTCTCTGTTTTATTAATAAGTTGTTTACAAATATCACTTTCAAATATCGACTCGTTTGGTTCGACTATTTTTGTAAACTTGTTGCTAGTCTGTAACATTGCCGCTAGGCCTTCAATTAAATTTTTAGTATGTAAGTCATCATCTGGTGTTACGTGGTATTCTATATGTAATAAAAAATACCACTTTAGCATTATACTATTAAGTACACCTAACATAGGCTTTTTTGTAGCAAAAGTAAATTTACTTTTTTCTTCGTACTTTCGCCATTTTATAAAAGCAGGAGTGTTTTCTTGAGTACAAAAAGCATTTCCACCATAATCAACCCAACGAGTTTCTCCTGTATTATTGTCTTTCATATAATTTAACCCACTTACAAATCTTGAGTTCTTTAAAGGTGCTATTCCAATAAATCCAAAATCATATATTGCTACATAATTTTCTAACAACTTAGAATTTAATCTTGCTAACTTAACAAGTGCTTTAATCCATTCACTTCTATTGTTTGCTGGGTCATACTTAAGATATGGTTGTTCACAAGGATATCCTAATACTTCATACTTTCGACCATTTGTTATTATTTCTTTAGGAAAATTAATTATATTGCTTAATTCTTTATCTAAATTTGCTTTCTCGACAATGTGTTGTATTGTTTCTGTTCTATGATAAAAACTTTGCCCAAAAGGTGATTGTATTTTTACTATCCATGTACTGTTATCGTTACTACGTTCGCAAAAATAAGTACGGCCGTCTTTTCCCTGCCCTAATTGTTCTTTAACATAATATACAGTATTTCCACTACTATGAATCTCAAGTATTTTATCATTTATACCTGTATCTGGATTGAACCCAATTTTAAAAACTTTATTTTTAGAAAACCTCTCTGTTGTCATAATACCCACTTTCTAATTAATCGCCATGCTTCGCCATTTCTCATTTCACCTAATTTAAACTGATGATATGATAAAGCATTAAAATATTGTTGCCTGTCAGGCTCTTGTTTTAACTCCCCGTGATTTTCAATATCTCTCCAATTAAATGATACCATACTTGCTGGAGCATATTCGGTAGAAAACACAGGAATGCCTTCTAGTGTTGCTTTAACGACTGCTCCGCTATTATAAGCAATTACACAGTAAGCGTTTTCTAAATCTTCTTCAAACGTTGTTTGCCTAATAAGAGGCTCAATCTTACGGAACTCTTTTTCAAATTGTAAACTACCTACCGGAAAACCATTTTCGTCGACGTGTGCTACTGGGGGTTTGTATCTAACAATAACTTTTTTATCTGTAACATTCTTCAGCCATTCTAATGTGCTATCTAACCAATCGTCATCTCCTGTATACCAGGCTGTGGGCTGTGTTGGAGGAAGAACTAATATATGTCCTTTGGTATTTAGACTCCACGGTTTAATATTAACGTGTTGCTTAAAGTATGTATTAAATCTATCTTGGGGGAAGTGCTTTGTTACACCCTTCATGTTTATGCTGTTTTTACTAACACGATACCAAGAATCATCTGTATGTTTATGACCTGCTAAAAAGTAAGCATGGTCTATGTGTAGGTAATTTGGTGCTTTACGATATACGTTTGCTGTTCCTCTTAAAATTCCAAAACTAGTAAAGTAATCATCAACATTTGAATTTTGGATATCCGTATCTAATTGATCTAGACGCCTAACTTGACCTTCAGCACCATCACAAAATAATCTTACTACCTTAGTTGTTGTTTTACGACTGGTATCATATCCGTATATCATTGATTAACTATCCACTTGTTGACTTCTTATACAATATTTATTGTAAATAGTTTTATGAAAGTGTCTTTCTTTACCAACAACTCTAGCATTGCAGGTAAGCCAATTTTTGAGGCTATGATGAGTGCTGTTAGAGAAACTGATACTGTTGTAGAAAACACACTAGACTCTGACGTTGCTGTAATTTGGTCATTATTATGGAACGGAAAAATGGCAGGAAATAGAGCTGTATGGAATGAGTTTCGTAAACAAGGCAAGCCTGTTGTAGTGCTAGAAGTTGGCGGTATAAACAGAAACGTTACATGGAAAGTTGGCATAGACGGTATTAATGGTCGTGCTAATTTTTGTAACAAAGAAAACTTAGACATTAATAGACCTAAACAGTTAGGTATAAAATTAAAACCTTGGAACTTGCTTGGGGATAATATTATTATATGCGGGCAACATCAAAAAAGCGAACAATGGATTAACTTACCTCATATAGATCAATACTACGAAAATAGAATACTTGAAATAAAAAATCACACTGATGCTCAAATATTAATAAGAGATCATCCTCGCCACAAAAGAGGAATACATTATAACGAAGAAATTAACTTAAAGAAAAAATACGGTGTAAAATACACAGATGCTAGTCAAATAGAAGGCACATACGATAACTTTGACTTTGTCAAAGCATTAGAAAATACTAAAATGGTTGTTAGTGAAAGTAGCAATCCGGCAATGGAGGCTACAATAAACGGAGTAGCATCTTGGACTGGCCCTGAAAGTTTAACTTATCCTGTAAGTGTTCATCCTAAAGACTTAGATAATTTGAGGCCTAATAGAGAACAATGGCTAATAGAGTTAGCACACACCGAGTGGACTGTTGAGGAAATTGCTAAAGGTATACCGTGGTCTAGATTGTTGAGTAATCTACAAGAGTACCGTCCAACCAACTAAGAAACAAATTCTTATTACTAATGTAACCAAACTTATTAAGTTGATTTACCATTGACCCAGGCAGTCTATCCATTTCCATTAAGTCGTATGGTGTAACTTCATTCAAGTCATATATAACATCTGTGTTTTTGTACACTACGGCCTTAATTAGGTTGCTATTTTTTTCTTGCATGAAATAAGCATCACGACAATCGTACCCTGCTAAAGACAGACCGTAAATTAAATTTACTATATTAATATCTGTATGACATTCAGGGTATAATCTATAATCAGGTTCACCATAAAATATATTGTGTATTTTTGGAACCGTAATACAAAGCATACCATCTACTTCCTGGCAGGCGTTAATTTTCTGTAACACTTCATAAAAGTTTTGATGTTTGTGTAGTACATTATGACACCAAACAACATCATACGTAGAGTCTAATACTTTCCAAAAATCAGTAGGTGTTTGCTTATACTCTACCCTCTCTAATTCTTTAACTTGTTTGTTTATTTCAGGAACTCTACTTATTGCTGTTACATCAATTTCTAAAGGCTTAGGATTTTTTTCATCATAATCCATACGTGTTGCCCACCATTCTGTATCTGCTCCAGTATTACATTCAATGTCTAACACCGAACTAATACTTAACATTAAGTCAGGATGTTGATAAATTTCTTCTAAAAATTTCCTGGCATGAAGTCCTCTAGTTTGATTATTGCTTAATAGTAGATCCATTTGATATTCCTAATATTGTTGATTCATACTTATAATTATCAAAATAATCTTTTGCCTTTTTATATTTTGTAATTAATCTGTACAGATTTGTTTGGTTATTAATTCTATTATAGTCGTTACAAGATCTATTCATATCTTCCATTAAAATGTTTAATGTAGAGTACATTGAACTTTTCTTTCGTGCTACAAAAAGATCATATGTTGTATCTTTAATGCTATCCCATTCAGCAAACAACTTTCTTGCTTGTTTATAGGCTAACATCTTCCATGCCTGCTGTTCTTAGTCTGGTTATATGTCCTAGTTGCCATTGTTTTGCTTCCAGTCCTTTCATAATACCTAAGTATCTATTTCGTAAAAGTGCTACTTCGTTTATTAACGTTTCAAAGTCAATTACTTCATCTTCACCGTCAACATACTTTTCAGCATCTCTTGTCGACAATGCTCTAGCATAACTTTCTAAATAGTTTTTAAAATGTTTACGTCTGATTTTTCTTAATTGTATATTAAGAAAGTTTAGTACCGCCTCAATTTCTTGAAGCTCACTAAACCGTGTTTCTGTTTGTGCTGGCAGTTCTTTAAGATTTGTTTCTATATTACCATGAATAGCAGACTCTTGCCTTGCTGTAATTAGTATTTCATTATAGTGATCTAAAAAATCTGGCAGATTGCCTAGATTGTTTACTACTTTAGAATACCAGTTTTGTTTATGAATATTCATTAATCCTCATACATTTCAGAGTCGTCATCTTCTTCTTCGTAGTCCTCTTCTTCGAGTACTTCTCCAATTGCTTGTTCTAAAACATCATCTGCTTCAGACAAAGCATCTAAAAGTTCTCGGTCAGCACCGTTGTCTTGTAACCTGCTTACCCAATGCTCTCCTGCTTTTTCTCTATCTTTTTCAGGTATATACTCTTTAAGCACGGACCAGGTTTCAACAATAATATCAGTATCTATCGACATCTTAACTCCTTATTCGTTATCAATATGCTCAGAACTTTCTTCTTCCGCACTACTTATATTATCATCTATAACAGTTTTTGGTCCAGAAACTATATCATCCATAACAACTTGTAACCGTTCCGGCGTCCATTGTTTACGAAATTCTTTAATTTCCTCACCAGCATGTGATATGTATTTGAGTTTGTTGCCATCTTTAACAACTACACCGTTCTTTTCAAACATCTCAAGTAACCCACTATACGGATTCATTCCTGTATCATACGGTATTTTTACTTGTACTGCTTCAAAAGGTTTAGCATATCTTGTTTTCATTACTTTACAACCTGCTCTAATTCCTCTTACATCACTAATTTTATTTCCTGCTTCATCTTCTTTTAGTTTCATTTTTTTCATTGCTACTACAATAGAACTAGCATAGATAAATCCTTGACCACCTGAGATTTTATCATCTGGGTCAAACATATCTTGTGAAGCATAAGTGTGATTCGTTGCTACAAGTCCTACATTATAAGCACCAATCATGTTAACTGTGTTACGAACAAGTGATGTTAAGGCTTTAGGTTTTCTACCCATGTCACCTTTCATATTACCTGCTTCAAACTGGTCAACATCTGTTGGTGTTAATAACATACCTAATGAGTCAATTACAAACAATACTTTTGTTTCAGCCCTTTCTTCAGGCTCCATAGATTTGTAATCTTTCATAAATGTTGAAATAGTTTTTGCTACATCATCAATCATACTCATCGATAACTTTAAAAGTTTCTCTGGTGTTGTATCTACACCTAAAGCATGTAGCCATGTTTCATCTAAAGCATTCTCAGAGTCAATTAGTACTACAAAAATACCTTGCTCTTGAGCATGTTTTACAATATTTCCTGCCGCAAAATAACTTTTACCTGCTCCTGATTCTCCAGCGAACACAGTTACTTTGCCAAGTGGTACACCTTTATTAAAGTCTCCACTAATTAAATAATTTAAACAGTGATTACCTGTACTAATCCAATCTGTTGGATCGTGAAATCCTATTGACAATCCGTCAATTGATTTTGTTATGTCTTTTCTAAACTTACTTACGTCGAATGGTTTTGCCATAATTACCTTCCTTGATTAATTAAAAGTGTAACAGACCGAAGCCTGTTACACTAAACTTACTAAGATTTACTTCTGTTGACGATCTCTAATCATTGCTAGAATATCATCTGCCTTTTTAGCAGAAGTTGTTTCAACAGGAGCCTCAGCCTGTGCTACTGGAGCCGGTGCTGGAGTACTAACTTCTTCTGTTGTAGTTTCAGCAACTGGCTGTGTTGTAACAGCCGGAGCGGGAGACGGTGTTGCCGTAGTAGAAGTAGTTGTTTGTGTACTGCCTTTAGGAGCACTAACACCAGCCGGACGATAATAAGCACCAAATTTCTCGGTATCGTAAGGCTTGCCATCAACTGATTCCTCAAACATTTGTTTAATAATGTTAAGTTCAGTTTCTGACGGTTTCTTAGGTAAGAAGTCATTCAATGTAAACAATCCATTGGAGTCTATTGCTGTTTGTTCTTCAGCACTTAATGGGGTTTCTTTACGAGCCCATTTAGATGTTGAATAATCAGCATAGCCACCTTTTGTGGTTTTTGTTACACGAAAATCTAGTCCAGCAGTTGAATCTGTTGGTAGTTCTTCCATTTCAGGATCCATTAAACTTGCTTTAATAATATTAAAGAGTTGTGGTCCCATAATAAAACGTCTGATTGGATTTTCTGGAGTAGCATCCTCATTTATAGGATTCTCTCTAACAAACCCTTGAAAAACGTATGAACGTTTCTTCCAGTATTTGCGACCCATGTCCTCTAGTGAGCTGTCTTTAAACCAAGGACGAACCTCAGTTAAGATTGGACATGAACCTGTTGGTTCCCACATTTCCATACACGGTACTTGTACCGTTAGTGGTTTGCTGTTAACGTCGCCTTTAATACCTTGAAAAGGTAAACGAATCATTTGACGTTCTGCCCAGAAAAATGTATTACTAGGATCTCCGTCAGGGAGAAACCTTAATGTAGTACTTTCGTTTTCTTGGATGTTCCAGTGAGGGAAGATAGCATTATCTCCTCCTGTGTTACTGCCTGATTGGCGTGTTTCTTGAGCTTGTAACCTAGCTCGTATTTCTGCAAGTGATGCCATAATATGTGCCTCCTATGTGCCTTTGTTATTTTGCCTTGATAAAACATAATTCCAATTATGTCTTAACGCTTGTATTTATCACTCCTTGCTAAAAATGATAATAAAAACTGGCTCCGTTGTTAAATTTTTATTTAACAAGTATATTATTACATAGAACCAGTGTGAAAGTCAACCTTTTTTTAAAGTTTTTTCCATTCTGAATATATTCTATCACTTTGGGCGTCCCATTTACACTCAAGTACTTCACAGCCATATTTTTTAGCCCATTCATAATTAAGTTCAAATGTCCAAGGAAAGAACTGTATTTCTTCAACACCCTTCCAAGGATGATCTCCAATTCCTGGATTTTGTCGCCAATATAATATACCGCCTGGTTTTACTAGATCAACTGCCTTTTGAACTTGTGGCTCAACATCTTCTGCTGTTCCAAAATTCAAACTACCTAAAACAAATGCTATATCCCATTGTTTCCCATTTGCTTCAAATTCTTCAATTCCTACTACTTCATCTGCTTTATCATTAGCAGGGTCAAAGCCATAAAGTCGGTCACCTAATTCTTCTTTAAATGAATTAAATCCGCAACCAATATCAATTACTGTATCTGTAGGTCCTACTTTGTCTAACAATGCCCAACCACTATGTTCATAATGCTTGTAGTCTGGTTTCCAATTACTACCAAAATATTTGTTTACTGTATCTTTGTTCACTTGATTTCCCTCCGAGTCTCTTTTCCATTTATGTTTAAAATAATGAACTACTGTTTTATTAACCAATGTAATCCTCCAATTTTCCTTCTCTATATAAGTCTTGTGTTATACAATGTATTCCTCCATCCCAAAAAAACCTATGCCTAAAATTAAATATTATAGGCTCTACTTTATGCTTTTTGAAATAGTCAAATACTTCTTTATTATAGTTGTTACATATAATTGTGTTTTGATCAATAGATAACATATTAACATCAAAAACTGTTTCTTCTACATAGCCTACCCAATCTTTTAACCACGTGTTTACAAAGTTTATTAATTGATCGTTATGCTCTTCGCCTTTTAACCACCAACGTCCCCCAACTTTCCATTTCATCTGTAAGAACGGATCAACTTTAGACCATGATTGGTCTGGCAAGTACAGTACGTCCCATCCAGGAAATTGTGTTTTGTAGTCTTGTATATCTTTTAACGACACAATAAGCCCAGGCTTAACTACACAAAAACACCCATCAGAATGATATCCTCTATGTGATCTGTGTACTCTAAATCCTTCTTTGTTCCAATTTTCAATTAGCTCTTTTTCTAAATCAGGTGGAGCATTTTCGGCCCACCTTTCATGCGAGTCCCAAAATAAATCTTTACCAACTCTACAAATTTGGGCCGAACTTATAAATGGCGTATATCCTTTCCACTCTGTATCAAGTGTTTGCTCGGTTGTGTATATGTCTTTTTTATCAATCTGATTAACAACGTCAATCATACCGCCTTTGTTTAGGAACTCGGGTCTTTCACCTACATATAACTTTTCACCAACAACACAAAAATGATCTCTTGGGGTCATTGGCGGGCGCCATACATCATTTAGTGATTTGTATTTGCCGTCATCTTCGATGTTTAAAAAACTTCTGTATGTTTTTACACCACAAGATTCTAGTATGTCAACTAATTTTAAAAAATCTTCTTCGGTTTCATCAGCAATGCGTTTAAGGGGATCTAAAATTTTATTATTCTTAGGAAATAAATCTTCAAACCATTCTGCTTTAAATCCTGATCCAACCCAGCAATGCTTTAAAGGATCAAATGTAGAATATCCTTTAATTGGGATC